ATGAAAATCGTTATAAAACTTAATAAATCAAACGGAGATCGCGGCAATGGTTATGAACTAATTGTTTACTGTAATCATCTTCGCGAGCGAAAACAAAAAGTAATTGGATTTTCAAAATTAGAACATTTTAACGAAGAAATGCAACTAATTAATGAAAAACATCCCGATTATGAAGATTTACTTCCTCGGTTAATGGATTTAAAGTTAAAAGCCCGAAAATTATTGGTTAAAGGCTGTACGAGTGTTGGCGAAGCGATGGCTTTTCTATTTGATGAAGATGCAAATGACGTTTCGTTTATAAGATTCTGTGACGAATATATTGCCGAAGATTTTGCAGCAGCAAACGAAGCTGAAAAACGTGGCGATTTAATTTTGAGAAATAGAATAAAAGGAAACGTAAATGCGAATAATAATGCGTTGAACCAGTTTAAAAAATTCTTTCCGAATATAAAGTTTAATGAAGTTGATTATAACAAGTTAATGACTTTTCGCAAACATTATGAAAATGCCGGAGCTAGTCGGAAAACAATTCAACATTATTTAACCCATCTAAAAGCGATGTATAATCGTGGAATTAGAAAATATAATTTAGACGATAAAATGCCTTTTAAAAATACGATGGATAATTTAAAGGTAAAAAGTTTCGATTCTAAGAAAAAGTACCTCGATATTAAAGATATTTACCGTTTCGAAAATTACGAAACTCATATGCTTGCACGTCGTAGATATATGGATATTTTTTTGTTGCAGTTTTATTTTGGCGGTTGTGATCTAACCGATCTATATTTTTTAAAAAAGACAGCTTTGTTTAAAGATCGAATTATTATTCAACGAAGTAAAACCGAACAAGTAACCAATTTAAAGGTACATCCGAAAGCAAAACAAATAATAGATAAATACAAAGCAGCCGATGGTGATTGGTTGTTCCCGTGGGGCAAAAGCACTAGAGAGTACAGCACTTTTGCTCACAGTTATAGAATGAGTTTGATTGCAATGCAAAAAGACTTAGGAATTCAAGTTTTACCAACCGGCGGTAACATCGGTATAAAAGTCGCCAGGCATACCTTTGGGAACCGCGCAAAACAATTAATGATCGATACCGATATTATTCGCGAATTAATGGGGCACGAACGCGACGATATCGATAATTTTTATAAAGATAAGTTTAGCGAAAAAGTTCGTGATGAAGCTTTGTTTAAAATTATTGATACTATTTTACCGTAATTTTTATTTGTTTTAAATTAAATATATTGTACATTTATATAAATAAATTATACTTTTGCGCTATGATTTCAACTATTGTAAATATGATTAAGACTTTGTTTAGTAAAAAGGCTGGAGTTGGTAAAAGTGTTAAATCTTCTTCTAACGGTACATTATATGTTGATAAAAGAGATTTTTACAGTGATAAAAAAGTACGTGATGCTATTAGTGATTTGAAAAACATTAAAAGTCTTATAGCTAAATAATTTGATCCCCTACAATTTATTTATACTTCCTGTAATATTTGGATACATTTTTGTTTCTAATTCTCTACTATTTAAATATAATAATCAAAGACTCACTCCGAATGTAATAGTGTTTGAAACTGTTACTTTTGCAGTTATTATCTGTGCGTTGGGTTTTTTAACGAGGGCTTTTGTTCCTTACTTTCTGCCAGGTTTTATAAATGAGGTAGCTTGTTACTTGGAAGTTTTCCCTGTAAAAGATGTTCCGTACTTTTGGACTGTTGTCTTTTCGTGTCTGATATTTATCGTTTTGTTGTTCGTGAGTAATTTTTTTCTGTTCTTTTTTAAGAAAAGATTGTTGAAAAGCGCGATTAATAAACACGGAACTGAATTGGAAAAACTATTAGCAAGGTGTGTTGAGCATAAAGATATGGTTCTAATAACTTTAAAAAGCGACAAGGTTTATATAGGTTATTGTGAACAAACGCCTAATCCATTGAATAAGCAATATGTTACTATTACTCCTATATTAAGTGGGTATCGTGAGAAAGAGAGTAAAAAAATGGTTATAACAACTGATTATTTTGAGGCGGTAAGTGAGTTTTGTAAAGATACTGACGAGGGTGTAGAGAATGAAGATGATTACGTTGTTAAAACTGATACTGTTTTAAAAGTTGACGAAATACTAACTGCGACAGTTTTTGATTATAATATGTACAAAATATTTAATAAGTAAATCCCGCCAATAGGTGGGATTTTTGGTTATTTAGAATTTAATTCTTTTAAATAGTTAATAAATGCACTGCAGGTAATAAGCATGTATTTTGCTTCAGCTATAGTTATTTTATCAGATGTTTCACCAGGTTTTAAAGCGTGACGAATAGCGCCAATATTATTACAGAAACCATAAATTCTCACTATAGATTCTTTTATATTTTTGTCTAAATTATACTTTTGTTCCAAATTGTTTAATCCGTTGCCTAATGAAATGTTTGGGTCTTGAAAGAATACTTTTAAATAGGATTCTATTGCTGATATAGATTCTTTAATTGAGTTGCTGAAATCTGGTGCGTTTTTATCTGATAATAAACTTATAGCTTTGTTTAAATGTGATGTAACTGTTGTGTATTCATCATTGCTGATCAAAGCATCGCTTAATGTTTGAATTTCTTGCTCGTTGGTTATGGGAACAAATTGTTTGTTTATAAATCTGTAACCAGCTAAATTTCTTTCCAAAATAGTGTTTAATTGTGATTCTATTTGGTAGTTAAAATAACTTTTGTTACTTATTTGATGAAAATCGAAAGTGTAAAACGTAAATTCTATTAAATCGTATATGAAATACCATTTTTTCGAATTGTCAAAGAAATCAATCTCTACTAATTTTATGAAGGTATTAGTGTCATCTGGAATTTCGTTTATCTTTTTTTTAAGGAAATCGGTCCATAATTTTTTAAAGTATATCCTGAAATCAACACGTGAGAACATTATGTCTTGGTGCGCTGCTCCTTCTAAGTAATTTCCGTAATACAAATTCCATAAATCATTCTTTAATTCTATATCAATAGATTTGTACTGAATAACATCTTTAGGTTTTGTGTAACCCATTCGTTCTGAAAATTTCATAAGTGTTTAATATAGTTATTATCGGTGTAAGTTCTTCTTGTGATATAATTTCAAGATATTAAAGTTCTTCATGTTTTTTAATTAGTTAAATCGCTTAAAACTTTATACTCGATAGAAGTGTTCGTAGATTTTAAAACTTCGATACGCAACCCTTTAAAGCCAATGATATTACTTTCGTTTAAATCGTATTGAAGTTCTTGAGAAAATGCTGGGCGTGCCATGTCTTGGATGTATTCGCGATAAACAAATTTTAAGGTATTGTTTGATTTACCATTATAAATGAATTCTTTTTTAAAACATTTCTCACAATCTATTTCTACGTATTTTGCAGGCGAAACAATTAAACCCTCAGCTTTATCGACCTGAGGCGAATTTGTAGTACCTTCACTTGGATATGCTTTTTGAGTCTGTTTGTTAACAACTATACCGTACATCCCATGTTTGGTAGAGTTTGATGATCTATAATGCATACCGTTTTTTACAACAACTTCATTGTAAAAACTGTAAACTTTATGATTCTTGGTTTCGCCGCTTTCCGGAATAATATCACCAACATTATAACTGTATTTTCCAAAAAAAATACGTTCAGTTGGTAATTGGTCAATTCTTACAGCGTTTCTATAGACAACGTCTTCCGATGTATATATAGCGTTTCCTAGTTCAGATATTACTGTTTCGTTTAAATTTGGTGCCGAAAACGTACCGCTGTGAAATGTAATCATTGGTGCACAGCTCGTTAAAGTAATTGATGCTAAAGTTAAAAGTAGTAATGTTTTCTTCATTTTTTTAATTGGTAATTATTGGAGCGAGCTCTTCTTTTTAGCTTGTTGTATTTATTATTTCTAAAAATTTCTCTTCATAAATTATTTCTATTTGCACACCAGATTCTAATAAAGTATTTATTTGTTTAAGTTTTGAAGGACCTGGTTTTTCGCCTATAATGACAATATTAGTTTTTTTACTTATCGATGTGTTAATGTCAGCACCCATTTTAAAAATAGTTTCTGTAACTTCTTTTCTTTTCATACTTACTAAATCACCTGTTAAAACTACCTTTTTATTGTAGAAGAAACTTGTTTCACATACATTTTGTAAATTTGGTTTTAGCAAAGAACTGTCAATTTTTTTGTCAGAGAATTCAATGTATGTGGCTGTTTTACTAACTTGTAGATTTTTAGAACTCGGTTCTTCAAAATTTTCTACAATGTTATTTTCTATTTTCCATGTTGCTATACCTATTTCAGCACAAGCAAGTGCGTCCGAAAGGCTGTTGTGGTGATCTAATTTTAATCCCAAAAATTCAGCAACATCACTTAATCGATATCTTTTTAAGTTTGGGAAAAATTTTCTTGAAAGTTCAAGGGTACAAATATGTTTAAAGTATGGAATCTCTATCTTATATGTTTGAAGTACTTTTTCTAAAACTGTTACGTCAAAATTAGCGTTATGTGCTAGAATTGTTTGATTTTCTATATAAGGTTTTATTTCATGCCAAACTTCGTTAAATTCTGGGCAATGTTTAATTTTTCGTTCTGTTATTCCGTGAATATTAATGTTTACTTCATTAAATCTTATTTCTTTAGGTTTAATGAAATATTCTTTTTTTTGCGTTATGTTCCCGTTTTTAACCACTACAATACCAACAGAACAAACGCTATCATATTGTTCGTTAGCGGTTTCGAAATCAATTGCTGTAAAATTCATAATACTTTGTTTAGTAAAAAAGATGTTGCCGTATCGTTAATTTTGTCACACCTTGTTCGAACATAATTTAAAAAAACAGCTTCAGTAAGTATTTTTAATTTGCTGTGTTTTTTTCCTTTTGCATTGTATTTTTTTTCTACTTGTAATAAAAAATCGGTTACAAAGCCATTTTTTACTAATTCAAAATCATGGTTCGATATAATTAAATAATCTGTTTCGTTTTTAAATTCCTGTTGTGATGGTATTCCTCCTAGATTTCCTATTATTTGGAATTCATTATTTTGACTTATTAAATTATCAGTAAAGAAGATATTTTTATTAGAAAACTCATTTATTGCGCTTTGTTCAAAAAATAATTTCGAGTATTCGTTAATTGATTCTTGATCAATTTTTATTTTATCAAACTCTTTCATTTCTTGTTTTTGTTTTATTCGTTTTCTGATTCATTTTGACTTTCTAAAAAGTCTCGTTTAGCTTCTAAAGTAATATTTATAATTTCATTAAGCAAAAATATTTGCTTTTCGTAATTAGCAATGTATTTTTCGTATTCTTCCTTGTTGTTTGGTTTTTCCTTTATTTTTTCTTCCCAAACCGCAATTTCTTGTTTTACTTTTTCTATTTCTATTCGCGTTTCTGCTATTTTTTTATCAAAACCTGTTTCGTAAATTGAAGTAGGTTCTTTTGTTGTACTAGTGTTATCTTCTTTTCGTGAGTAATTTAGTGTGCTTTTTTGTAGTTTTAGTATGTTTTCTATATTGAAAGAATCAGGTGTTCTTTCTCCGGATTCCCACTTTTGAACTAATGATTTCGAAACGTTTAACAATTTAGCAAACGAATCTTGCGTTAATCTTAATTCTTTTCTTATTTTTTTAATTTCTAAATTATTCATATTCAGTTGTTTGTAAAAAATATTGTATTTTTTTTACGTCTTTGTGTGTTTTGTATGGTTTTGTGTGTATATTTGTGTTGTGGTTATGTCACGACGTTTAATGTTGTGTAAACAAAATATGTACCAATTATGACACAATGACTCACAAAAATAATAAAAAATATGAATATCCAACCATTTGATACAGATATAAAAGAAAGATTGTTAGCGGTTAGCATTGTTAACGATTTTAGATATATGGGATGTCGTACTCGTGCTGATTTTGTTTCGTGTGTTATTGAGGTCGAAGCTTCTTTCGATACGAATGAGCAAAAAGAACGTTTAGTCCGTTTCTGGAATGGTCGTGATAAAACTTTGATTCCCGAATTACAAAAAGTATTGGTAGAGCTAAAAAGAAATAAAAATGCATAGTGTTTTGTTAAGGCTTCAAAACCAAGCCGAAGTTTATAAGGAAATGCAAAAAATGCGGCTTGAATGGTTAGGACGCCAGCATCAAGTTTTAAGATACAAGCCTTTAGAACGTGCTGTTCTTAAAAAGGTTGGTTTATGGAACATGAAAGACGAAGATTTTTACGCAAACAATAACATTTATTACAATGTAAATCAAATCTATATAATGTGTTTGGTTTTTGGTTTGTTTAACGTGAAGTATCATAAAGAACTTGATTCTGAAACTTGCAGCTTGTATAACGGTATAGACGAAATACCCATTGAGTGCATAAATACAGGCGAATTTGTTTACGAACTTAAACCGCCTTTTACAAAAGCGTTTTTCGAAAGTCTTTTAGATAACGAATGTAACATTTTAGAGTTTGGTCCTGATTACATTTTTAAACAAAACGGAATCACATACGGCACTTACAAATTATTCGAACTCTTTAACAACCAAAATTTTACTAGCTATGGAAAAAGTTAACGTAATACACGCAAACGAGTTTGCTGATTATTTGCGCCAAAATGGGTTGGTAATTGGCAAAGCTTCTGAATTTGTTGGCAATTTAGAGTTTGATCTGCAAGTTAAACGTGCCAATTTAAAAAAGAAAAAAGCGGCAACATTTAAAGAAATATTAGAGGCTAAAATAATGCCGATCGATTCTAAAAATGCGCTTTCGTATTGGATTACGCAAGGAAAGTTTAAAGAAGGCGAAACTTACAAATGTGCTAAAAGCAACCGCAGAATGATACTAACCGCAGCCCTTGTGCGCATGGGCTATTTATAAAACTACAGACTATGTTAACAACAAAAGGATTTTGGCTATCGATGATTTGGGTGGTGCTTTTTTTATCGCCGATTTTAATAACCTATTGTATTGAATTGTATGATGAACGCAAACGCAGAACCAACACACGTAAGTAACATTCTTGCGGTGTTTATGCAGCAATTGGTTGCGAAAAATAGTAAGTAATAATTAAAAATTAAAATATGAGTTCAATAGAAAGAATGGCTTTAAAGTTAGAGTGTTTAAAAGCGGTTTTAGAGAGCTATAAAGGAGAAAACAGATCGAGTGAATTTTTAATTCAAAAAGCAAACGATCTGTTTGAATGGTTGTTAAAAAATTAAATATCGGAGGCAATGGATAAAAAAAATATAACAGCAAAAGTTTCTATAACCGAAAGCGTAATTATTGAAGATTCAAAAAAACAAGGATTGCGTTACGAAATTGAAGTTCGGACACATAGAGGTGATATGGATAATTTTTGTCTCTTAAAGTTATTTAAACAAAAATGCTGCAACTGTACAAAGTAGTAAAAGTAATAATAAAAAAATCGTTGGTTTTGAAATAGAAACTTGCTTCGATGCTACAACGGTACAAAACAGTAGCTAACGGTTATTGCCGATAGCTACAACGTTCTTTGACATATCGAAAAAAGCAAACAATTAAAAAAATCGAATAATAATTATTAAAAATATAACGATATGAATCATATTCAGAATAAAGATATTGAATTGATGGTTTGGGAAACCAATCCTGAGAAAAGAAAAAAAAACAATTTTCCTGTTAATGTGAATATTGTTAAAGAACGTGATTTAAAAGTTGGCGATAAAATTTTGGTACAGCCAAATGGTAATTTACTAAGTATTTATACTGTTGTTGAGTTTAAAACAAGGCGCGCAAGTACTTTGAGTAAATATGATTACCGCGAACTGGTTTGTTCGTGGGTTTCGGGAATAGCTTAACCTGCTGTTTAAAAGTCTACATTTTAATAGTTGTGTTTCAAAAAGTCTACAATTCAATAACGCATGATAAAAAACAGCACCTATATCCGAAGTTTTACGACCTCGCAACGCGCTAATTTGGAAAAAATTCAGCAGCAACATGGTTTTAAAACCGTACCCGAAATTCTGTTTTTTGCTTTAGAACAATACTTAGATCAACAAACAGAAATAGAGCGGCTAAAACGTATAATTCAGTATAAACAAAATAAAATAGAACGCTTGGAAAACAGCGGTTAAACTTATGCATTTTACAATTTTAAGTACAAAATCAAGAAGCGAAAAGCGTTTAAGCGCATCGACAAAATTGTTATACGGCGATTTGCTTGTTTTTATGGACGAAAAAGGTTTGTTCTATGATTCTATAGATGTGCTGCCTATTTCTGAAATTGAAGGTAAATCGAAAATAAAACGATGGTTAAAGGATTTGGAAAAGAATGATTATATCAAGATTCACAGTGAAAATGATATTGTTAAAATCCTTAAGAATAAAAATATGCACGGTTTGGGTTTTGGTAATAAAACCTGTGTATGGTGTGGTGTAAAAACAAGTGTTTTGCATTCGCATCATTATCCTGTGCCTAGGTCTAGAGGTGGTTCGGGAACGGTAAATATATGCCCGAATTGTCATCATGAGTTTCATTTTGACAGCGGTTATATAGAAGTTTTGCTAACCGAAAATGAATTAATTCAAATCAAGAAAATTAAACATGAGTATCTTAAAGCAGATTTTAGGGCAAAACAGTCATTGGCAGGTAAATAAAGATATTTCGAGAGCTTTCGGTATTGAAGCTGCTGTGTTGCTTTCTGATTTAATTGATAAGTGGATTTATCACGGTTATCCTGAATGGTTTTATAATACTTCGGATAATATTCAGAACGATACAACGCTCACAAGACGGCAGCAAGAAAAAGTAATAGGGATTCTGCAATCAAATCAATTAATAGAAATTGAAGTTAGAGGAACGCCACCTAAAAAGCATTTTAAAGTATTGGAAAACAATATTTTAAATGTGTTTAAAGATGCTTTAAATCAAAATGTACAAAACGTACAAATCAATTTGGCTGAAACGTACAAATTAAATTGTACAAATCGTACAAATAAAAATGTACAAAACGTACAACAAATAAGAATAAATAATAATAATAAAAATAAGAATAAAGAGATAAGCAACGCGCTCCATTTTCTTGAAGATAATTATCCGTTAGAGTTCGAAAGTTTGATGATGAAATATCAATCCAAAATTCAGGATTTCGATAAAGCTAAAAACGATTTCAATTTACAATTCGATGTCGAAAATAGAAATTATGAATTAAAAATAATTAATTCTCGAGCGCAATTGTTTTTTAATCGTTGGATCGAAAACGATCGGAAATACAAAACAATTCCAATGCATCAAAACGCAAACGAACTTTCGGAAAACAATCCTTCACGAAAACGATTTCAAATGTAAAACCTAAAAAAAGCTATGAGTAATTTGGTAAAAGGAAAAATCCCACCGCAATCGGTAGAAATCGAAGAAGCGGTTTTGGGTGCGGTGCTTGTTGATAACAGCGCCGTAATTGATTTGCTTAATGTGATTAAAACTTCCGAAGTTTTTTATAAACCTGCGCATCAGCACATTTTCGAAGCGGTTATGCAGCTTTCGAATAAAAACATTCCGGTCGATATTCTTTCGATTTCTGATCAGCTTCAAAAAATGAAAAAGTTAGAAGCGGTTGGCGGTGATTTTGCTTTAATCAACATTACTCAGAAAATTGGTTCGGCTGCACACATCGAGTTTCATGCTCGCATTTTGATGCAAGATTACATCAAACGAAAAATTATTAGGCTTTCGAACGAAGCGATTGAAGCAGCCTATGATGATGCAGTTGATTCGTTGGAGCTGATGGATCGTTTGGATAATGATTTCGTTCGTCTGCATGAAGAAGTTGCCAGCGGAAAAACGGATTTAAGTTGGAAAGATTCGTTAATGCAGGTTACAAAGAACGTTGAAATGCTTACGAACGCAGGCGAAAACGATTTGATTGGAATTGAAACAGGCTTTACGAAGCTGAACAAAATGTTTGGCGGTTGGAAAGGCGGTGAGTTCATTGTGATTGGAGCTCGACCAGGTATGGGAAAAACGGCTTTTGTTGGTAGTAGTATGATTTCGGCAGCACGAGCAGGTCATGGCGTTGGGTTTATTTCGCTTGAAATGAGTGCGGTTCAGTTAGCTACTCGAGCGGTAGCGTTAAACAGCAGTTTGCATTTAAAACAATTAACGCTTAACGGGTTTGAGCAACCGAAATACTTCGAAACATTGCATCGTGTAACTTCTGAAATGTTTGATTACAACATTCACATTGATGATCGTCCGGCTTTAAGCATCAACGAAATCAAACGTAAAGCACGTTTGTTAAAGCGTAAACACGATATAAAGCTTTTGATTGTCGATTACATTCAGCTTTCAGCGGGTGCAGGAAAAGATATTCGTACCGAAACAGGAAAGGTTACGCAAGGTTTAAAAGCATTGGCTAAAGAATTAGACATCGCTGTAATCGGTTTAGCACAGTTAAGCCGCGAAGTTGAGAAAGTTCCCGGTAAAAGACCTGCATTGCATCACTTGAAAGAATCGGGAGATATTGAACAAGATGCAGACATTGTAGCGTTTTTGTATCGTGCAGGTTATTATGGTTTTGAAGTTGATGAAGAGTTGTTAGGACCAGGAGAAAACTCTGAGTTCATTGTGGCAAAGAACCGAAGCGGTGGTTTAGGAACTGTTGGTTTATGGTATGAAGCTAACAGAACAAAGTACATGGATTACGATCCTAAATCGGGAATGAACGACAATAAGTTTACTAATGTTCATGTAGAAGAAGCGTTTGTTTACCCACCTGTAGAATCTAACATGTAAGTAGATGAAAGTATATTTTAAAAATAGAATCTAATGAAATGTTATTTCGCGTTCGATGAAGAAACAAATCAAAAGGTTTTAATTCCTGGTTGTATGAGTGTTGTACATTCTGACGATATTGAAGATTGTACTTGTTATGAATTTACTTATTCAAAATTTGAAAAAGAGAGATACAATAAACTTTTAAACGAACGTAATCAGGAAATTAAAGAACTACAAAAAGAAGTTGTTAGGTTGAATAAGCGAATTGAATTATTGTGTAACAAAAAAATATAAAGCTGTGGCAGATAGAATAAAGAAAGTAAAACGTCCGTGGGTACAAGAACGCAAGCCTTTCGAGCGTGAACGCCGACATGATGACTTTGATTACAACGGACGTAAATGGCGCAAGCTTCGAAAGCAGCAACTAGAATTAAAACCTTTGTGCGAAAAGTGTTTAACAAACGATGTTACTACGTTAGCAACTGTAGCCGATCACATTGTTCCTGTAAAGAAAGGCGGTGAAGGTTACAGCTTAGATAATTTGCAAAGCTTATGTAAGAAGTGCCACGATAGTAAATCGGCAAAAGATAAATAATTAAAACAATGAGAAAAAAATTTAATAAAAAATATCCTTCTGTTTTTGTAGAGGATGCATATCATAAGGTAATGCTTCCGAATGGCTTGGTTTTACCACATTTAATAGAAGTGCAAACTAAATGTTCTGCGGGTTTTACGAAACTAATGTTTGAAATTTTAGTAGATGGAGAGCACAAAGAAAACTCTTCATATGCAAGTGTATTTAAGCTTAATAATACAGTTGTTTTACGATTACCTTGCGGTTATGAATGTGGTTTTTTAAAAGAATCGTGTTGTATTATTGAAGATGATAATTTTATACGTTTACATGTTGAATTGCAAAATGTAAATATTGTTTCAAGTAAATTAAAAGCTTTTGAGCTTTATGAATTACAACGAGGGGTATGGGGGTAAAAACTTTAAGGTCGAACCTGCTGTACATCGCTTGATAAGCAAACTTTTACTCAGCCTTAATTTTTAGGGAGGGGGGTATAAAGAGTTAACAATTAAAATATTATAAAAAATGGAAGTTATTCATAATTCGGAAGAAGGATGGAAAAATCCCGAAACGAAAAAGAGTAATTCCAACCTTTACGAAATAATAACAAAACTACCTGCGGCGATCAGTAAGTTCAATCTTACAAAAAATCAAAAGTTTTGGTACAAGTATTACGGCGATCAGTTGGTAAGTAGTAACAAGCTTACAAAAACCGATCTATTTCACTTACATCGCCTTGCACAATCAATTGATTATTATCTACAAGCCGAAGAAGAAATTTCAAAACGCGGTTACAATGGCGGTTTGGTACAAACGTATACAAGCGGCGCAGCAAACGTTTCTGCGCATTGGACCTTGCGCGAAAAGTGCCTTAAAGATATTGACGAAATTTCGAAACACTTCGGTTTCAGTTTTAAAGATCGCGCAAAACTTGTGCAGATAAAAGAAGATCCTGGGCAGTTAGATGTATTTGAAGAATTTTTAAAAGCAAACGGATAACCTATGAAACCAACACCCGAAATGTTAGCTTCGCCCGCATTTCAGTACGCCGAAAAAGTTCGGTCAGGTGAAATAAAAACAGGGCGAAAAATAAAACTTGCGGTCGAGCGGTTTTATAAATGGATTGACGAAGCTCCCGAAAGCGGTTTTTACCTGGACCACAAAAAAGGAATGCAAATTCTAAATTTCTTTCCAAGATTCATCAACCACACCACAGGAGCAATGGCGGGAAAACCCTTTCATTTGCAACCGTTTCAAGCGTTTACCATGTATAACCTTTTTGCATGGCGAAATGCAAACGATCATAGTCGACGAATACGAACCGTTTACGATAAACGCGCAAAGAAAAACGGAAAAACAGCCGAAATGGCGGGGCTTGCATTGTATTGCATGAGTTTCGATTTAGAAATGGAAGCGCAAATTTATGTCGGCGCAACAAAAGAAGCACAAGCAAAACTATGTTGGACGCAGGCACGCCAATTCATAGAAAGTCCGGTTGCCAATAAAGTTTTAAAAGAAATGGGTTTTTCTTGTCTGCAAACCGAAATAAAGTTTAGTAGAACACAAAGTACCATGCGCGCTCTTGGTGGAGATTCAAAAACGCAAGACGGAATTAACTCGCATTTATCAATTATCGATGAATATCACGCACACGCAACTGATGCAGTTAAGGAAAACCTTGAATCATCATCAGTAAATAGATTGCAACCAATTACTTATCACATTACAACGGCGGGTGTGAATTTATCGGGCGTTTGCAAAAATTATGAAGATGCGGTTACCGAAGTTTTAGAAGGTCGTAAAATCGACAATCATCTTTGGATCATGATTCATGATTTAGATGAAGGTGATGATTGGACCAGCGAAGAAAATTGGTATAAAGCAAATCCGTTGTTAGGTAGTGGTTTAAAAATTGAAAATATTCGAGTTGAATATACAAAAGCAATTAACCAACCGAGTAAAATTCCCAATTTTAAAACCAAACATTTAAACATGTGGGTCGATGCACCAACAATTTGGATTCCAGAAGAAATTTGGATGCGCGGTAAAGTCGATGAAATACCAATGCACAAATTCGAAGATTACGGTGCGTACGCAGGGCTCGATTTATCAACAACAATCGATATTACCGTATTCTTGGTTTTATCAGAACCTGACGAAGAGCAAAATCGATACATAAAACCTTTTTTCTTTTGTCCCGAAGATATGATTCAGCGTAAAAGTAAAGAAGATCGTGTTCCGTACAATGCTTGGGTAAAAGCAGAATATATTACTTCTATTCCCGGTTCAACCATTGATTACGAAGTTGTCGAAAATGTTATTACCGAAAACTACAAGCCTTTAAATATTACTCGGATTGAAGCCGATAAATGGAACTGTGAAAGTATGGCGCAAAGTTTAACCAAGAAAGAAATAAACATTGCGTATTTCGGGCAAGATATAGGTAATATGACTTTTCCTACAAAGCAATTCGAAAAGTTGGTATACGAAGGAAAAATAAAACACGACGGTAATCCGGTGTTAAAATGGATGCTGGCAGGTTGTGTAATTATTCGGGATTCTAACGATAATATTAGGGTTCATAAAGGTAAAAGCAATGTAGGTGGTCGCCGAATAGATGGAATCGTAGCAGCAATTATGGCGTTAGGTGGTTCACTTTCTCCGGAAGAGCCAAAAGATAAATACGCCGAAGATCAAGATGAGATTTATGTATAATTAAAAATATCAATGATATGATTTTAACAAGATTAGGAAATAAAAGAAGAATGTGTGTTGATTTGGAGAAACATTTTCCTGATCATAATATGAGAATAGAGTTGTTTTTTGGAGCAGGTGGTTCTTTTTTTTATCTACCTAAAGCGAAATATTCAATAGTAAATGATTTAGATGACGATGTATTTAATCTATACATGGTCATCAAAAATAATTTAGAAGAATTTAGATCAGAAATTTTAAAGGTTCCTATTTCTGAAAGTTTATTGGTTTTTTGGAAAAAAAATCATGAATCAGATAATATTATGAAAGCAGTAAGGTTTGTTTTTCTTTCAAACTTTTCCTATATGGGTAAAGGTGATACTTTAAGGTTAGGTTTAGATAATGCGAAAGAATGTATTTTAAAAAATCTTGACAAAACATTTGAAATGTTGAAGGATGTTAAAATTATGAATCGTGATTTTAGAGATGTTTTGCACCGAATTTCATTTGCAAAAGGTTTGAATGGTAAAGAAAGATGTTTTATTTACATGGATCCGGTTTACCTGGATACGGAATATTATTACAAAGTTCCAAATTGGACCCAAAATGATACGATTGATTGTTTGGAGATAATGATTAATAGTGGAATAAGAGCCGCTATGAGTGAATTTGATCATCCTTTAATTATTTCTGAAGCAAAAAAAAGAAATCTAAATATAATTTTTGTGAAATCTCGAACGAATATAAAAAATAGAAGAAATGAGATTTTAATTACAAATTATATAACTCAAGAAAAATTATTTTAAAAACTTCCCACTTGTAGTAAGTGGTTTAAAAATATGAAAAACGAAAAACTATTAAAGTCGTTGCTATGGTTAACGGCTTTAACCGTAATTATTTCGGTATTTATTGCGATAAAAAAGCATTATATCGAAACTTCTGAACCCGATGTAAGCATTACACCGAAAACAACAAACGTACATCGAAATTTAGCTTGTGCGCCTCGTATTCAGCGTAAAATTAGTTTAATAAGTAAGCCTTCAAGGTTGTACGCAATCAATCAACAAAATGAAGAAAATAAAAGAATGTTTGCACCTTAATAAAGCTAAAATTGTTTTAGAAACAATTGTTACCATCGAAAAAACAGTTATTATTTGTAAAGACTGTAAAAAACATCTTTCCCAACCTGTTTTAGAATGTTGATATGAATTAAACTTTTTAACAACAGGTAGTAACGACAATAACTGGCGTATGTTTTATATAATTTGGATATCGAAATAATAAAACCACCAAATTTTAATTAAAGCCTATTAGCCAATGACACAATTAGAAATAGCGCAAAAGCGCCAGATTGAAAAATTAGAAGAGCAGTTATATATCATGCAAAGTATCGGAACTCGAGATGCTTTTTATCAATATTTCTTTAAAGTCTGTAATGAATTTACAACGCGTGAATCAGCTTTTGATTATTTAAATGATCTTTATTTTCAATTTTTCAAAAAACAACTGTTTACAAACTATAAAGCATTTAGAAAATATTACGAACGAAAAAATCATAAAAAATGAGTAAAGAGTTTAAAAATTTCATCTTTAGTATATCTATGATTATACTATGTGCATTCGCTTTGTTATTAACAACATTGCTGCTAGATATTGATTTCATTAATAAATATGTTGCACGTCAAATGGTGGTATATATATTAATGATTATAGAAGCTTTTATTTTTATTCGAATAATAATTCTATTTAATAATATAAGGTTTTGATGTAAATGCGACAAATGTCGCATTCCTTATTAATCCAAAAGAGTAATATTGTAATGAGTTATTATTTCGATTCCAAAGGTTGGATTTTACTGTAACTCCGATGTAATTGTCGGAGTTACTTTATTAAGAGCTTTAGTGTTATTAATTATATTTTTGGGTTGTTTTAAAAAACCGGTGTTCAATACATCGGTTTTTTTTATGAACCTCTTCACAAAGCGACAAATGTCGCATAAAATGCAAAACGCTAAAGGTATTTTTACACTATAAAAGTTAAGGAAATGAGCATATTAGGAAAAATTTTTAGTTTCGGTGCTCAAGACGATACCGGTACTTACAGCCCTTTTTTTGGCTTTGGTGGTGGTAACTCAAAAAGCATTGCAACGCCCAAAACCTCATTAACCTTATCTGCGTTCTTCAACGGTGTTGATCAATTGTCTACCGATATCGCAAAGATGCCGAAAGCTATTTACAGGAAAACCGATCATGTACGAGAAAAGTTACATAATCATCCTGCAAGTTATCTTATCGCAGTTGCGCCTAACGAGCTAATGACAAGTTTCGATTTTTGGCGTGTAATCGTTTTGCTAATGCTATTAAGAGGCGAAGCGTTTGTACAAATTCATCGAAATACAGCTACCGGAGAAGAAGAGTTCTTTGACATATTAGATAACGAGAAAGTCGATGTAAAAAAATCGGGCAACAAATTAATTTACACCTATAAAGGTGAAGAAATTTCAAGCGCGAATCTATTCCATTTTAAAGGCTTCACGTTAAACGGTATTCGTGGAATTTCGGTAATAAGTTTCGCAGCTACAAATTTGGGCGTACAGTTAGATGCGCACGAATACGGAGCCGAAATGTATGCTAAACGCGGAATGGGTTACGGGGTTATCGAATCAGATTCGGATGTTAAAAACGAAAACAAAGAAAAAATTGTTGAAGGTTTTAAAAAACGAATGAATGAGCCTGGTAACTTTCGTGTAGCTGCCTTAGATTTTGGACTTAAATACAAATCTATAGGTATTACACCTGCTGAAGCACAATTTTTAGAAACAGGAAAGTTTGCTATCGAAGATATTGCACGTTGGTTAAATATGCCTGTGCATAAATTAAAATCTTTAAATGGTGCGAATTACAACACATTAGAACAACAAAATATACAGTATGTAGTGGATTGTTTGATGGGTTATATAGCAAAAATTGAAGCAGAATTAAACCGAAAGCTGTTTTTGAAAAATCATCCGACAGATGATTACGTAAAATTCAACGAAAAAGTCTTCTTGAGGGGAGATTTAAAATCGCAAGCTGAATTTTATACAAAAATGGTTTATGCCGGAATTTATCACCGGAACGAAGTACGTGAATTAGAAGATCGTAATCCAATCGAAGGATTAGACGAAGTTCTTACGCCTGTTAACATGGAATTGATGTCGCATATTTTAAAAATGAACTCAAAAGAAGAAAACGCAGATGAGTAAATTGATGGTTCGTGAGGCGGTTATTCGAGTAATAACCGACGAAATGAAAGAAAAACGGCAGGCTGAATTTGTAATTAGTTCAGAAGCTGTAGATACTTACGGAACTGTTTTCAAAATCGATGGTTGGGATTTAACGCGCTATCGTAATTCGCCGGTAGTTTTATACGGGCATAAATCGTATAGCGATAATCCCGATATGGTAATAGGAACAAGTGAGGTAAGAGTTGAAGGGAATCTATTAATTGGGTTGGTAACATTCGAAGATGCGGATTTAAATCCGTTGGCCGAAAAGGTTTGGCGCAAAGTTCAAAACGGAACGTTAAACATGGCAAGCATTGGTGCGAATTCTTTAGAATGGCGTTGGGGAGATTTTGACAAAGGCGAAAATCCCGACGTGTTTTATTTTATTCGTCAAGAGTTGTTAGAATGGTCCATTGTTCCAATAGGTTCTAATCCTGATGCTTTAAAACGAAGCGTCGAAAGTTTAGATGAAATCAGGGCTTCGATTAAGAAACCTGAAAATGTAATCGAGAAAAAAGTAAGTCGTTCTCTAATAGAACGTAAAATTAAAATTAATAAATATAAGTATCTGTAAAATGAAAAAGTCAGTACAGTTAAAACAACAAAGAACAGCGATTGTAAGAAGTCAAGAAGCTTTATACAATAAAGTTGCAGCAGAAAATAGAGAATTCACACCGGAAGAGCAAGCGGAATTAGAAAAAACAGACGGTGAGATTGCAGAGCTCAGTAATAAAATTGAAACCGCAGAAAGAAATGAAGAGCGAGAAGATCGTTTTGCAGCGTTAAATGGCGAAAGTGTTGGTCAAGGGTTTCACGGTTCACCTTTGGGGGATAGTGAACAACGAGATATAGATAAAATGAAAGAGCGTTTTTCTTTCGTAAAAGCAGTTCGTTCAGCAGCGGCAGGAGAAAAACAAACAGGTATCGAGGCTGAGATGAATCAGGAAGCTATTCGTGAAGCCGAGAATTTAAATTTAAAGTTCAATACAACTGATCGAGCGTTTTCGATTCCTGCTAAAATGGTTCGTGCAACGGGGCAAACGGTTACCGAGGATTCGGGAGACTTTGGAGCTGCTTTTGTAGCTACAGATATCCGTCCAGTAGATGGTTTTATTCCTCGATTAATTTTAGAAGATGCCGGAGCTACTTTTTTAAGCGGTTTGCGAGGTGATGTAAGTTTACCAAAGTTTTCAGATTACGAATATAATTGGTTGAACGAACGTGAAGCAATCGTTTTAGATGCTGCCGAAATTGATGGGCCATTGTTAAAGCCTAAAAGAGCAGGTGCAGGTGTTGCGGTTTCAAATCAATTATTAGCACAAGAGGCTGTTGGGATCGAAAATATGATTTACAACAAATTACGCTTTGCGGCTAAATTAGCTTTAGAAAAAGCGGCGATTAATGGTGATGGAATTAAAGCGCCTCTAGGTTTATTGAATACACCAGGTATTAAGTTAGCGAATGCTACAGTTGGAGCTACAGCTACCTGGAAGGACATTGTGGAGTTATGGGCGTTGCTAGAAGCTGAAAATGTAAATGGTGCAAATGCTTCTTACGTATTAAATTCAAAATTAGCAGGTAGTTTAAGAACGATTGCAAAAGATGCAGGTTCGGGGCGTTTCTTGATGGAAAATCTTACGATTGACGGAGCTAAAACCATTATTTCAAACATTGTGCAAACATTAGCAGGAAACGAAACGTTGATTTATGGTGATTTCAGTGAAATGTACATCGGTCAGTGGGGTGGTGTGAATTTTACAGCTGATCCGTACACTGGAGCAGGTTCAGGTGAAATTAAGATTTATTCTAACCTTTATGCTGATATCGCGATTGCTAACCCTGAAGCTTTTGCAGTAAACAAATTCTTAAAATAATTTAGTTATGGCAAAAGAAGAAAAGCAAAAAGAAGAGCAAACAGAAAACACTCAAACGAGTGTTTCTGTTGAACAATTGCAGGCTGAAAACGAAACGTTGAAAGCACGCGTGTTAGAATTAGAAGCAAAAGAAAAAGCAGCAGCCGAAACTTTAGCAGAGAAAGCTTCTTTGTTAAACGAAAACAAAACGTTGAAAGCAAAAATTACAGAATTAACCGAAGTAGGAACCGATTCAAATAATCGTACCGAAAATGAGGAAGGTGAAGTGAAGATCAGAATTCTTTTATCTCCTGCGGGTAAATTCTTATTGCCTTACAATGTAGGTCAAGTAGTTTCATTGCATGCAAATAAAGCAGACGAATTAGTAGACTGCAAGTATGCGGAATACGTAAAATAGTTTTTTTCATAATTTATTTTTTAAAGCCTTTCTCATAAAAAACGAGAAAGGCTTTTTTTATTAAAAGCGTATGCAAGAAGAAGTGATAAAAGAAGAAATCGGCGATCTAATTTCGTTGGCGTTAGCTAAAAAACATCTTCGCGTTGAAGATGATTATACCGACGATGATGAATTAATTGCGCTGTATATAACAGCAGCCGAAAATACCATAGAAAACTTCATTGAACGCCCGTTAAAAACACAAACGACTATTTACACAACAAACACTTTTCAGGACTTTGTTTTCGAACGATCGGCTTTTAATGCCGAAGTAGAAAAAGTTCAGTATTGGGAAAGTTTGGAATCAGAACCAACAGAGTTTCCGAAAGAAAATTATTCGGTAACAAAACAAAATTCCGAAACGTATAAGGTTGCTTTTAAAAATGTACCTGAGAATGTAGTAAAAGTTTGTGTTTACATAACACAAGGTTACGACGATAAAACGCTTCCGGCAGAAATAAAACATGCGTTGCTTTTACTGCTAACCGAAGCGTACGATAAACGCGATAATATTCCGACGGTCATTAACACCAAAGCAAAATCTTTGGTTTTACCTTATAGAAAATGGCTGATTTAAAAAGAATCTTTTCGGGTCAATTAGATCGTAAAATAACACTCATTTACGAAGAATTGGTTCCGAATAGTATCGGAGAAGAAAAACCTGAAAAGCGTGTATTGTGTCGTCCGTGGGCAAAGTTAGACGAAGTAAGTGGTGGTGAAGATGTGGAAGGAAAAATTCTACATCGGACCAATAGAAGTTTTATTGTTCGGTTTCGTCCGGAAATCAAACAAATGAGTAACAAGTTAAGTGTCGATTACGAAGGTGTGTTGTTCGATGTAACGCATGTGAAGGAAATCGGTAGAAGAGAATTTTTAGAAATTCAATGTGTAGTGTATGAGTAGTTTTCGTGTAGAAGTAGAAGGGATAGATATTTTGATTGAGAGGATAAAACAGCTTGATAATGATAAGAATAAACAACGTGGGATTCAGGCTGTTTTACGCCAATCTTTGCGTTCAACATTGGTAGCCGCTCAGAGCAAGGTTCCTGTAAATAAACGAAAAGCATCTTCAAGTTTAAATAGATATCGTAGGCAAGAAGGAGGTAAGCGTTTAACAAGTGTTATGCCAGGCAGATTAAAAAGATCTTTAGGTATTATGACGGCTAGAACGAAAAATAATCCAACAGTATTTGTAGGCGCGAGAGTTAAAGGTGCTTTTCGAAATTACGATAAGTCGGGATTTTATGCAGCTTGGGTCCACGAAGGACATAGTTTTTACGGAGGTCTTAATGGTAAAAAAGAATATAAAGCTTCTGTGAGAAAAAGGGATCGTAATGGTGGTTATTATTTAAGTAAGGCGCAGAAAAACAATGCTTCAAGAAGAACGCATACAAGTCCTTCTAAGCCTTTTTTAACTGAGGCATATAACCAGACTCAAGGAAAAGTTACCGAAGATACTCAACAACAAGTTGCAAAATTTATTCAAAGACGTATAAATAAATTATCAAAATGATAAAAGTATCAGAGGAATTGGTCACCATTTTAAAGAATTATTCGGCTTTAACAACAGTAGTTCAACAACGTATTTTTCCATTGATTGCAAAAGAAGCAACGGTTTTTCCGTTTGCGATTTATGGATTTGGGGAAGTGCCGTTTGAAACAAAAGACGCATGTGCTTATAATGTAAATGTTTCGGTCTGGTTTGAACCTAAACACATAACTGAAGCTTATAAAATGGCTGACGATTTAAAAGAATTATCCGAACAACATGATTGGGAATTTTATAACACCAACGTAGGTTTTGATTCGGTAACGGGTAAAATATTTAGTGAAATTAATTTTAAAATAATCAAATAAAATGGCAGCAGGTCAACCAATTAAAGGGAAACATATGCGTTTAAGCTTTGAGGGCAAAACGCTGTTTCATGCTACTTCTTGTAGCTTATCTATTTCAAGTACGTTAGAAGCTATTGCAACAAAAGATACAGATGGCGAAATGAATATTCCAGGAAACTATTCTTGGAGTTTGTCAACTTCGGCGTTGTTTGCTAATAAACCGGTAGGGTCTACTCAAGTAGACTTTAATGAACTTGTTGTGATGCAATTAGCAGGAACTGAAATTGATGTGGAATTTACAACAGGTGAGGTTGGGGATACAATTTATTCTGGAAAAGCCTTTATCGAAAGTGCTGATGTTACGGCAGAGGTGGGTAGTATGGCAAATGGGAGCTTCTCATTTAAAGGTAACGGGAATTTAAATGTAGAAAAAGTAAGCTAATGGAGTTATATATAGGAGAAAAAAAAATAAAGCTTCGTTTTAGTTATTCTTTAATTCGCGCTTTATCTATTAAGTGGGGTATCACGAATATCGAAGCTATTTTGGTAAAAATAATGGAAACGTTTGCTAAAGCGGAAGAAGATGTTTTTTTGGCAATCGATACTGTAACCGAAATTGTGATAGAAAGCGCAAAGCTTTCAGGGATTGAGATAGATCCGTATGATGTGGGCGATGTTTTATTCGGGGATGTTTCTTTGATGTTAGAAGTGGTAAGTGAATTTGTAAATAGTATGCCAAAGGTTACTGCGCAAGATGTTGAGAACTTAAAAAAAAAGATAATAAGCAGCAAACAGAAGTAACTTTTGACGAATTAGAGGCGTTGGCGCTCGGAGAAATCAAACTTTCATATAAAGATTTCTACGCGTTAACGCCTCGTTCGTTTACAAATGTTATCAACGGTTTTAGAAATAGCCAGTATGAAGATCAAAAAATGAGTTGGGAACAAATACGCTATTTATTCTATGCGAGTTTAAAACCACATTTAAAAGGGAATCCTTCTCTCAAAAGATTAATGCCTTTGCCTTGGGACGTTGAGGATGAGGATGAAAGTAATGAGACTTTTTTGACTCGAGAAGAAACTGAACAGACGGTTGTAAATGCAAACGCGAAATGGAGCGAAATAGATCAAAAACGAGAATTAAATAATAATAAGCTATGAAAGGGTTAGCAGAAATTAATGTTGTTCTAAGAGCAAGAATGGAGCAATTCTCTAAAGATCTCCAAAATTCTCAAAGGCAATTAAAAAATTATGGCGAAACGATGAAAACAATCGGTTCGGCTTTAAGTATTGCTGTGACATTGCCGTTGACGGCAGCTGGTGCAGCAGCATTTAATATGGCGGCAGATTTTGAAGATGCTATGGGGGCTACCGATGAAATTTTTAAGAAATCTTCTAATTCTGTTCAGAAGTGGGCAGAGGCTTTGCCAACTTATTATGGAATTGCAAAAAAAGAAGCGTTAGAATATTCTAACATGATGGGATCAATGTTTCAAAACATTGGAGGACTTACCGAAAAGCAAGCTAGCGAGCAAAGTGCCAAGTTAATTGAATTAGCAGGTGATTTAACAGCAATGTACGGCGGTACTACTGCCGATGCTGTTCGGGCGTTAACCGGTTCTTTAAAAGGAAATAATACCATGCTCGATAATTATGGTATAGCAGTTAATGAGGTTATGATTAAGAATCGTGCGTTTGAAATGGGGTTGATTAAACAGGGTGGTGAGATGGATTCGACAGCAAAACAAGCGGCTACCTTGTCTTTGATATACGAACAAACGGGAGCGGCGCAAGGTCAAGCGGCTCGTGAAGCAGATGGAGCAAGCGGTTCAATGAGGGCTTTAAGAACTTCCATTACTAATTTAAGTACTGAATTTGGTCAAGTTCTTTTACCTTATGTTACAAGTGGAGTTAATATTTTAAAAGGTTTTGCTGAACGTATTTCAAACTTAGATTCTATTCAAAAAAAATGGGTTGTTGGTGTAGGAGCTGCTGTTGCAGTTATAGGTCCGCTCACTTTTGCTTTAGGAACTGCTATTGCAATGGTACCAAATATTATTGCAGGGTTTAAAGCTATTAGAATAGCGGTCTTGGCGATGAATGCAGCGTTTATGACAAATCCTATAGTTGCGGTTACAGCAGCTTTAGCAGTTTTCGCGGGTAGTGCTATTTTATTAGAATCTCGATTAAGCTCTTTAACCAATGCTCAAAAAGAATTTGACGATTTTACAAAAAAAACTACTCAATCTGTTTCGGGGGAAATTGTTGAGACTAGAAAATTGATCACAACTGCTCAAAACAAAAAATTAGCGGACGAAGAGCGTACGCGTGCTTTAGATCGATTGATTAAAAAATCTGAAGAACATTTCGGGAAATTAACTTTAGAAACAATCGGAACTGAAAAAGCAAAAAAAGCAACCGATGATTATACAAAATCCTTATTACAAAATGCACGTGTAAAAGCTGCGGAAGATGAATTGATTAAAATTCAGAAAAGGAAGATTGACATCGAATTTGGGGTCAGTGATGAAGGAGATCCTTCTGTTTGGCAAACATTAGGAAACAAATTACTTTCTGCTATGCCTGGTAAAGCAAGTTTGTTCAATATGTTTCAGGATGAATCTAAAAAAGAAAATCAAAAAGTTGTTCTTGCAGAGTTAGATCGTTTAGAAAAACGATATGAAGAAATTATTGGAGTGCAAGAAGGTGTTGTGAGTTCAACTGAAAAGTATAGTGATTCTTTAAATGATTTAGGGGGTTCTGCTAATTCTGTAAGAAAAACAATAGCAGATTACGATCAACTTATTTCTGAATTGGTTGAAAAACAAAAAAGTGCTACAACTAAAAAAGAATTTGATACTTATCAAAAGGAAATAGACTCTTATAAAAAATTAAAAGAAGCTATTACAGGCACAGGAACTTCCGCAGCTAAAACAAAAAAATCAATCGAAGATTTAGGAGTTGTCGGTTCTATAAAATGGATACGTGCACAAATCAACGATTTAGAAGAAACGCGTTCAAAGTTAGATCCAACTTCTACGGCTTATAATAATTTAACACAACAACTTAGGGTTTATCAAAACACTTTAGATTCAATACAAAATCCTGCCGAAACAATCTTCGATGGTTCAGAAGAATGGTATAAACGCGAAATCCAGTTGATGGAAGCGCAATTATCTAAAATTGAAATGACGTCGGATGCGTATAATAATTTAAAAACGCAGATCGAAGTCATGCAAAAAACGATGGAACTGATGCAAAGCCCTGTAGTTGATCAAAAAGAACCGGAACAAGATACTGTCGATTGGTATAATTACCATATAAACAAATTAAGAGAAGCTCAAAAGGAAGCAGGAATTACCATTGAGGAGTTTAAACGCCTAGAGCAAGAAATAAGTGTTTTAGAAACAACCTTTAAAATTCAGGTTGAAGGAGTTGAAGAAACAGTTCAAAAATTAGACTATTTAAAAACGGTTGGCGAAGAAGTTAAAGGTGCATTAAACTCAGCGTTTTCTTCTATGGCTGATGGTGTCGCTAATAGTTTTGGAGAAGCAGAAAACGGATTGGAGCGATTTGCTCAAGGGATGTTTAAAACAGTTTTAAAGTTAATTGCGATGGCATTGTCTACTTCGTTGGCAAATGCGATTCAAGGTGCGACTCAAACAGGAACAGCTACAGGTCCTGCAGCGGTTTTTACAACACCAGCGTTTATCGCTACTGCTGTTGGAGGTATTGTTTCTGCTTTTGCGGCGATTCCAAAGTTTGCTGATGGTGGTATTGTTTCTGGTCCAACTTTAGGATTGATGGGTGAATATGTCGGAGCAGCAAATAATCCCGAAGTAATTGCGCCTTTAAACAAGTTGAAAGAATTAATAGAGCCGGCAGGCACAGGTGATGTTATTGTACAATTATCGGGAGGTTGGGAAGTTTCTGGTGAAACTTTAAAAATGATTTTAGAACGAACAGAACGTAGACAATTTAGAACAGGTTAAAAATGGAACAGATTGTAATTAATATTATTGACACACATAACGATTTTGTAACATTGGAGCGCTTTACGCAAGTAGGCGCTCCTGTGCTTTCTTATTCAGGTGCAGAAAGTCGCTTTGATACGATTATGTCGTCTAAGTTTTCATTTAATATGTTAAATGAAACAGCAGAAGATGGACGTTATTTAGATTTACTAACAGGTGAAGAACGACGTTTTTTGGTTGAGATTAGAGATGTTTCTCCTTTTCAGTTAATACCGGCTAATCATCGTGATGCAAATCTTGTATGGCGTGGTTATCTGCTTCCGGACATATATTCTGAACCGTATGAAAACGTAAATTTCTTTGTTGGTTTCACAGCTACGGATGGATTAGACATTTTGAAAACAAAATATTTTCTTTTTTATAAAACAGGAAGTGTTATCGATTATATCGCAAAATGTTTGTGGGAAACAGGTTTAAATCAAGAAATATATTTTGCACCTGGTATTGAAAATGCTTCTTATGATTGGGCATCTATTCAAATATTCGAAGAGTGTTTTACGAAGTACAACGAAAATACAGAAACATACGATTATAGCAATTGTTATGAAGTTTTAGATAAACTTTTAAAAGCTGTTGGCGCAACCGTTTTTCAGTATAAAGGCAAGTGGTTTATTCAAGGTTTTAATCGTAAACAAAATATTTTAGATACTTATAGGGTTTATGACTCATTTGGCAAGTTTAAACGCAATGAACGTGTTTTTAAAACAGTAAAAAAGCCGATGTTTTCTAAAGGTTTATCTGTTTCTGTAAAATCACCTTTTAAAACGGTGCAAATGAATATAGAATATCAACGATCTAAATCAGATATTTTTCCTGCACAGTATTATAAAACAGATTCTTATCAAGAAAGTGATCTTTCATGGCCGGCTTTAAAAAGTTTAGCGCCTTGGAACAATTGGGCGAATAAAGCAGGATCTGATTTTACATATGAATCGGAAGATAGTGGTAATTATTTAAAGCTTTCTGACGAGTCGTTTGATAATTCACATGTGATGCATCCTGAAAATGAAGTGCCTCAAGAGTATAAGAAGCCTCCGTTTTATCTCAATGTTTATAAGCATTTCGGAAGACCTGTAGATTTAAGTAAAGACTTTGTAGAATTAAAATCTGATAAAAGAATTTACGTTTCGCCTCAAGTTGAAGGGAAACCTTTAGAATTTGATTTCGATTTTGAATTCATTTGTCCTAATTGGGTTGAAGCGGACGATTTTGCAAATAATTTTTATAAACAGGTTTTTAGAATAGATGTGTTGTTAGATGATATTTTGATTTTTTCAACTCGAGCTGAGACAAATAAATATCAAGCTGCAGATTCTAAAATTGAATTTGTTCCAGGAGTTGAAGGTCCTGAGTACTTATGGTATACGGAATCTTCATTACCTAATTGGAGTCGTCGTTTAAAGCGTTTTAGAATACCGAGCAGGTTACGTGCTGAAATTAAACCAGGAACAATAAAAACAAATAATTTCGGAAAATTAAATATTCGTGTTTTTACACCTCGTAACGGAGATAATTCTTTTTCTAGTACCGATGGGTATCATGCAAATTCTGTAACGATGACGAAAATGGATATTAAAGTAAAGTCATGGGATAATGAACGTTTTCAAGTCTTAAGGGAAATACGGTATACAACAAAATTCGAGGCACAATTATCCTTTTCCGATGGTAAAAATGATTTGTATGATAATCTTTTTAAGATAAATGATAGAAATGATTATTTCCCAACTTTCAATACCTCTACGCTGTATAGTAATACAGCGCCGCCATTTAATGATAATTTATATTACTGGTTTTATGTGCCAGCAGTTTTGTTAAATGCAGTTCGCGGTTTTTATCACACACTAAAGTTATATAATGGTGAAAAATCAGTAACAGCTTGTTTGATTTTTGGGAAATTATCACGAGAAAGTGGAATTGAAGTTGAAGGAGATTATATAAGGATATCTAAATCTCGTATTGATGAGTTTCCGGCTTACAGGGATTTGTTGAATAATATTACAAAAATTACAATTGGTAGAGATAGACTTTTTGGTTTAGCCCCTTTTGATATACCTCGTGAAAATTTTCTTAAATGGAAAAGAAGTAATTCTAGCGAAACGCTTCGATATCTAGATTCTTACGGACGAATGTTACATGAGTGTCAACCAACAATTACATCAATATTAGAAGGTCAGTCCTTAGATATTGTTTTTCCTAATGACTTAATAGAATTTGATTGGCGTGGAGTAAAAAACTTTATTCCTACTAGGTTGTCTATTGATTTATCTAAAGGGAAAACAAGTCTAGTTATGTCTGAAGCGAATTTTGAAAACTTAAATGATTATGGCGCAACCTAAATATCAAATATGGCTAAAAATCCCTGCGTATACAATTAATAATTTAAACAGCTATTACGTGGTGCAGGGTTACGTAACAAGCGGTTTTGTAAAAGATTATTAATATGGCAATAGTATATAGATTAATAAAAAATAGTGAGTTAACCTGGCCGGAACTCGACGGTAACTTTTCGTTTTTAGATGATAAAATTGATCAGGTTGCGGCTCAAACCGGAAGTTCGGAAATAGTACGTGTAACGCCTCAGGTTTTCCTTCCAGCTGAAGAAGATCAGGCGCGAGTAAACATTAAAGCCGCATCTGTAGAGCAGGTTATTGATTTGAATGATCGAGTAGATTTTCTAGAAACTTATAATCCGGTGATGTATACACCGCAAATATTATTACCACAAGAACAACAAACCGCACGAGAGAATATCAAAGCAGCGTTCGTGGATGATGTTGCAGCATTACAAGGAATAACGTTAGAAGCAGATCAGGCGAATGCGATTGTGTATGTAAAAGACGGTAACGGGCAACAATTGGCGAGTTTAAACGTAGGGTTTTTAAACAACGAAGGAACTACTTTCCGTTATAATGATGTAACTAAAAAACTAGAGCTACTTAACGATCAAGGCGAAGTTTTATCTTCTATTCCTGTAAGTGATTTCGTTACAAATGTTGTGGCAAATGCAAATTGGAATGGAACAACTCCGTCAAGATTAGACTTTAAAGATAGCGCCGGAACTATTTTATTTTCGATTGATTATTCGATGTCGAACATAAACGGATTGATTGCTACTTTAAACGGGAAAGCGAATAAAGACGGCGCAAATATAACCGATATAGCGCAGTGGAAAACAACTTTAGGTATCGATGATAAGGTAAGTAAGTATGGGGATATAATGGGTGGTTCTTTAGAAAATACG